CTCGTGTGGGATCAAATGGAGACAGATCGCACGGTTGAAGAGCTTCTGGCGTGTTTTCGCAATCACAGACCGGCCTGTCACTGGCTTGAAAGCGAACTCATCTCGAAGTCGTTCGGGCCGTTTCTTCGTAAAAGGATGATCGAGGAACGCATTTACACGTTGATCGATCCTGTGGTGCCTTCAAAAGACAAAATGACACGCGCACGATCAATTCAGGGTCGCATGGCAATGAAAAAGGTGTTTTTTCCTGCATTTGCACCCTGGTACACTGATGCGAAGAACCAGCTTATGCGATTTCCTTATGGCGCAAATGATGATTTTGTCGATTGGTTGGCGTGGATTGGTTTAGGATTGGTTAAAGAATTGGCCGCATCCTCATATCGTCCACCTAAGAATAATATCCCGAAAACGGGTACGGCTGCTTGGGTTATTTATGCATCTGAGCAACAGAAAAGTCAAGAGAATAGAAATAAGGGTTGGTAACTTTGTGTTTTATTGATATATTTCATTTGAAAAGGAGAATATATCAATACGGCAGCTTGGGTTATTCATGCCAGTGAGCAACAAAAGCAGCAAGCACAACGATTTAAAGGATGGTAAGTATGGAAAACCTCTCGATTGAATACATGATGGATGTTGAACCTCTTGAATACATGATGGCTGTTGAACCTCTTGAATACATGATGGCTGTTGAACCTCTTGAATACATGATGGATGTTGAACCTCTTGAATACATGATGGATGTTGAACCTCTTGAATATATGATGGATGGTAAGTATGGAAAACCTCTCGCTTGAATACATGATGGATGGTGAACCTGAAGCCAAAAGCGGGATGCAGCGTGGTGAGCCAAAACTCGATCCTGGACAGAAAGAGTTTGTCAAAAAGTGGCAAAAGAAAATTATCAGTTCCAAGACCTATTTCCAGGACGATTTCAAGCGGATGCGGGAGGATATGGTCATTGCCCGTCATGGTGCATCAAAGGATTGGGCGAAAGACGGTAATTACACAGTTCCTATCATTAAGCGGTATTTGAATCAGGCGGTTGCCTCTTTGTACGCTAAAAACCCGACAGCGACAGCAGAGAAACGCAAAACACTGGATTACAAGTTGTGGGATGGAAAACCCGACACCGCGCTTGCGGCTCTTCAAAATGCGATGAATGGTGATCCTGATGCGGCTGCATTAGTGCAGGACATTGAGCAGGGTCGCCAGAGATACGAGATGATGAGCAAGATCGGTAAAACGCTTGAAATCTTGTTTGATTATTATGCAAATGAACAGAAACCCCGACTTAAACCTTTGATGAAGAGTTTTGTGCGTCGTGCGAAAACGTGTGGTGTCGGGTATTTAATGCTCGGTTTTCAGCGTGAATATGCGGAATTGACACCGGATGACACGGCCCGTCTGGAAGATGCGCGGAACAGGTTTGGTGAGCTTCAACGTCGTATGCAGGACTATGTTGACGGGGAAATCCCCGACGCTGATCAGGATGAGCTTTATGAGCTTCAGTTGCTCATTAATGATCTTCAGCAGCAGGAAAGCCGTATTCTTCGTGAGGGTCCGAAATTCATGTTCCCTCGTGCGACAGAGATCATTGTCGATCCGCGCTGTACACAGTTGATGGGTTTCATTGGTGCAGGATGGATTGCGCGTGAATTCCATAAATCATCCGACGAGGTGAAGAAAATCTACAATGTCGAGGTTAGTAAGGAATATACACCTTACAAGGAACACGGTGCAGGTAAACTGGCTGAATATCATCGTAGAAGTGACAGTGCCGATGACGGCAAGGGTGAGCGAGTTGACGGGATGGTTTGTATCTGGGAGATTTACAATAAAGAGCTTGGTCAGACCTTCACTATCGCAGACGGTTATTCCGGGTTCCTTGTGGCTCCTAAAGAGCCGGACTACTGGATGGAGGGTTTCTGGCCCGTATTTGCTCTGACATTCAATGAAACCGAGACAGAGGAAGACCTGTACCCTCTTTCCGATGTTCACGATCTGAAGCATGTCCAGGCCGAGTACAACCGTTCCCGTGAATATCGCAGATTGCATCGTGAGGCCAATAAGCCGAAATATGCGGCTGTTAAGGGTCGTCTGTCCAAGAGTGACAAAGCACTGCTTTCCGATGCGCCCCCTCATGCGGTTATCGAGTTTGAGAGTCTTGGACAGGGTGAAAAGATTGGTGATCTCGTACAGCAGTTTGACAATAAAGCTATTGATCCGGCTCTGTATGAGACTGACAGTGAAATGGAAGACACCCTGCGTATCGTAGGTGCTCAGGAAGCGAATATTGGTGGAGCGAGTGGGGTTACTGCGACCGAGGCTTCAATCGGTGAAGGCGGTCGCATGACCTCTCTTTCCTCAAATGTCGATGAAATGGACGAGTTTCTGACCGACGCATTTGGTGCGCTTGGTCAGTTGATGCTCATGGAGCTTTCGCCTGAAACTGTGACGGAAATCGTCGGGATCGGTGCTGTCTGGCCCGAACTCAACAAGGAACAGATTGCGAAGCAAATCTCCCTCAAAGTACGGGCTGGATCGTCTGGTAGACCCAATAAAGCTGCGGAACTGGCAAATATGGAACGTGGTATGCCATACCTCATCCAGCTTCCAGGGGTTAATCCGTACCCGCTTGGCAACCGTTATGCAGACTTGCTTGAAATTGATCTCGACGACATTATTGTCGAGGGAATGCCTTCAATTCAGGCCATGAATGCACAATTCGGTCGTGCTCAAACTCAGGGTGCAGGTACGGAAAATGATCCGAATGCACAAGGTAATCAGGGTGGGTTAGTAGAAAAAACCGATCCAAACGAGCCTGGAGCGCAACCAGCCTATACTCAACCGGCAGAAGTCGTTCAATAAACCCCTTGACTTTGATGTCGGGGTTTGAGATTATTAAAGCACCAACGTTGTGATGACGTCGGATTCTTTTAATAGAGAGGCTATGTAATGGATTCGCCATCCGACAAAACTAAAGCTGAAGAGCTTGATACTGAAAACGAGGACCAGCAAAATCAGGAAGAGTCGTCCACTTCTGACACGGACCAGAAAACCAAGGATTCGTCCGATCCAAAGTCGTCTGAGGATGATCGTTCCACGTTTGATGCCATCATGGATGTCATTAAGCCGGAAAGTGAAGACGAAGACGAGGGTAGCTCAGAGGATGACAAGTCCAAGAAATCTGAGGACGATAAAAAGTCTGATGATGACGAAGACGAAGAAGATGTCTCTGATGACGACTTTGAGGATTTCAGTCCTGAAGAACGTGCCAAACTAAAAAAGGCAACGGCTGAAAGGTTTGATAAACTCAAGGGTCTGTACCGCGAGAGCAAAGAGAAGGTAACTGATCTTACGGCTCAACTGGAACAGGCAAATGAACGTGCTGGTTACTATGATCAGTTTGTTAGCTATCTCGATGAAAATCGCATCTCTCAAAACGAAGCTAATCAACTGTTTCATATCGGGGCATTGATGAAGAACGATCCGGCACAAGCCTTAGCTCTCATCACACCCTACTATAACGACCTGCTACACATCACCGGTAATATTTTGCCACCTGATTTGCAGCAGCAAGTTAACCAGGGGTATATTACGAAGCAACACGCTTTGGAATTATCCCGCCTCAGAATGAGTGGTCAAACTCAACAGGCCATCAATGAAGAGCGACAAACTTACCAGCAACAACGTGAACAGGGTCGTCAACAGCAGAACGTTGCAAATATGCAAACCGCGATTGCGGATTGGGAACGGCAATGGTCTTCATCTGATCCTGACTACGCGAAAAAGAAAGATCGTGTTCTTGATCGCGTTGAGTTGTTGTTGGTAAGAGCGCAGAAACAGGGCAATCTTCCAAAAACAGTCGATGAGGCGATTAAGCTGGCGAATAAGGCCAAAGTGGAAGTGGAAGCCGATTTGAGACAGCAAAAACCTCGCAAAAAAGTATCAACTGTGGATGGTGGTTCAAGCACCCAAAATCTGCCAGAACCCAAAGACACACAAGACGTGATTCGCAGAGCACTTAACCAATAAATGCTAAAAGGAGCGAATCATGGCATTTACTGTACAAGAGCTTGAGAACATCGCTAACGCGACTCTCGATCATCACCTGGACCGTGGGAAGATTTATTCGCAAACGATCCAGGACAAGCCTTTGCTCAGAAAATTTGATGAAAAGGCAAAAACCTTCCCTGCTGGTAAAGAATTCTTGACAGTTCGGGTGAAAGGTGAATACACGACCACTATCCAGGGCTTCTCGCACGACGATACGGTCAGTTACGCTAATCCGGCAAACATCAAAACGGCAACCTTCCCGTACAAGCGTATCCACGCTGGTATTGAGGTGACGTTTGATGAGTTGCAACGCAACGGTATCAGCATCGCTGACACGACTACAGGTCGTCGGGAAAGTCGTCATTCCGATCGTGAGATCACAGCTTTGGCTGATCTTCTCGACGATAAGATTGAGGACATGATGGAAGGTCGTGCGCGTGGCATGAACAACATGTTCTGGCGTGATGGTACGCAAGACAGTGAGCTTGTCGCGGGGATCAAATCTTTCATTCTGACTGATCCGACTTCTGCGACCATTGTAGGTGGTATTGATCAGTCTTCGAATACCTGGTGGAGAAACCGTGTGAACTTAGGCCTTTCCACGAGTTCCCCTTCAAATTCGACGATTGCTCAGGCACTTCAAGCTGAGTTCCGTCAACTGAAGCGTTATGGTTCACCCAAACATGTCATGTTTGCCGGTTCGGACTTCCTTGATGCTTTGGAGAAGGAACTTCGTGTGAACGGTACTTACACAGATAGCGGTTGGGCCAACTCTGGTCAGATCGACATCAGCGTTGCTGACACGGCATTCAAAGGTATGACGATCAACTATGATCCGACCTTGGATGACGAAGGTGAAGCAAAGTATCTGTACATTATCGATTGTGCGGCTATTTATCCGATGTATATGGAAGGTGAACGCAACAAGCGTCACTCTCCTGCACGTCCTCACGATAAATACGTCATGTATCGTGCATTGACAGATGTTTGCAGCCTGGTATGTCGCCAGCGCAACACGTCCGGTATCGTAACAATCGCTTAACTTTAGGAAAGGAAAACAGTTATGTCTTTTAAGAAATCTGAAACTACTGTAGGTTCTGCGGTTGCGACGAGCGGTACGATTACTCTCTCGTATCCAACCGGAACCAGTGCCGGTACATTTGCCGCACATGGACACAAGCTGTGGGTTGACAAGTTCCAGCGTTTGCTGACTTCTCCGTCCGACTTCACAGTGACGTTCGGTGCTTCAGATATCACCGTCACGTATCTCGGTGCTACAACCATTCCAGCCGGTGCTCGTGTGAACGCTCAGTTGAATATTGAGGGTTCTGATACGGGTGAACTTCCGACTGATCTGGATGAGAGCCAAGTCAAGCGCACCATATTGAATTCCCTTACGGAAGTCAATATCGGTTCGCCTGCAGCAGCCGACGCAAACGGTTATGTCGAATCTCAGGACTTGACCTCTGCGGGTGTCTTCTCTGTTTCCGGCACGGCTGCTGCGGCTATTGCTGCGGCTGCTCTGGCTGGATCGGCAGATGTACCCCGTAACGTGGTTGCATCCTGGACAGGAACAGCCGTTCTGACTGTCACCGGTGAAGACGAATACGGCAACGTAATGGTCGAAAGCTCTGGTTCCGGCACGTCCCTTACCGGTAAAAAAGCCTTTGCTAAAGTGACGAATATTTCGTCCTCTGCAGACATCACAAGCCTGACGGTTGGTACAGGTAATGTTTTGGGTCTTCCGTTCTTCGTGAGCAATGCCGGTGAGGTTATTGCTGAATTCGAGGACGGTTCTCTTCTGATCCGAAACAACGGTAAGGTCTATCTGACTGGAACCATGCTTGAAGCGGCTGTTGATGCCGGTACAGGGAAGAACATCGTTTCTCCTGTAGCGGGTAACATCAGCAAACTCACGACAATCTCAGCCGGTACGATCACGACCGGTGGTGCTATCACTGTTGAAGTGAACACCACTGCTGTCGACGGTCTGTCTGTGACGGTTGCCGATTCGTCTTCTGAAGGTGATGTGGATAGCGATACCCCGACAGCAGGACATGCGACTACGGCTGTTGCCGTGGGTGATCGTATCGAGATCATCCCTGCATCTGCCTTCAACGCCTCTGCCGACCTGTACTTCGTTCTTGAGATCGATCTGGATGGCGGTGAGCAGTTGAACGGTACGCTCGTAGCGGGTGTATCTGCGGCTGCGACAGCAACAACCGGTGATGTTCGTGGAACCTACACTCCAACGACGACACCTGATGGCTCGACTTCGTTCGACCTTCTGGTGGCATCGGCTGATCCGAAGTATCTGGGTGTATCTCAGTACGCCGGATAATGATCCCGGGTGAGAGGCGGCACTCGCCAGCCGCCTCTCATCTTTAACTCCAACTGCGAAAGGCAAGGTATAAAATGCAGTATTACAAGTGTAAAGTCCGGTTATCCGGCAGTCCATTGAACGAGGTACAGAAGGTTCTTTCTGCACCCGAAATTTTAGTTATGCAGTACAT